CCGTTAATCTTGTAAGATATCATCTAGCATCCTATCTAGCGCTTGTTGTTTCTCTAGCTTCTCAGCTTTGCGCTTCTCTCTATTGGCCACTGACGCCCTATTACCCTTGAGGCTAGCTTCTCGGTCAAAGGTATGAGCTTTGCCGCGTGCATGAGCTAACACTCCGCGTAATCGTGCACCCTTCATCTTTCCCCACTTCTGGAGGGCTAGGGCGGCCGGTGAGTCATATAACTTAGCTGGCTTAAAACTAGAGATTCGCTTCGGTTTTCCTCTGTGACTGGAGCTCGATCGTGCGACCTTTGATCGCGTCGATGAGGTCGTGCGTGTCTGCCGAGATTGACCTGAGTCGCTCATATAATACTTTAGCCTCCGCGTATGCTTCTTTACTTTTAATATATTGTTCATCCGCGTTTTTAGCTTCTGATGCGGCGGTTACCGGGAACTTCTCTCGAGCCCTTAGGAATGCCCGCGATTTTTCCGTCTCCATCTCACGCTCTGCCTTTAATAGGTTGCGTAGTGCGTCCTCTTTAAACTCGGCGAGGTAGCCTTTCATTGCAGAAAGCTTAAGGGCGGTGTAGCTAAGTACATCCGCCCCCTGTGCCTTAACCCATTGTGCATCAGAAAACTTTTCGTTAATGAACATAATGTTCTGAATAATTTTCTGGTAATCTATCATCTTAACTAGTAATCAAGGTTTGTAAGGTCTGGAGCACTTTCTCCCGGGTCGTTGGCGACATTGCTCTGAAACCGGGCGAGGTTATCGAACTTAGCCTCCAATGCCGTTACGCGATCCTCGAGTGCCTTATACTTCGCGTCATCAGTTGTTGACTGTTGCTGAGGTGCTTGGTGGCCAAATGGCTTCTGCGCCTTCTTAAACTGCGCCTTACCCCACTGGTTCTTAATCACATCGCCGTACAGGTAATCGCCTTTATTAACTGCGTTGCCCGGCTTCTTAAGGATTTGCATCCATCCGTCTACCGGCTGATTCTGCACCTTCACCATGTAAACGTGGAACTGGTTGCCGTTAAATTCCTTAACTGTGACTTGCTTAGTGTCGCGGTCCTTCCCTTGAAACGCGTCTGTTACGAGCCAATCTTGTGCCATTTATTTACTCCCTTTCTTTTTAATTGTTGGCTTATCACTAGGCTGAACAACTTCAACCCCTAAGTGATCTAAAATCAATGCGACGTTATCCCGTAGCTCATCAATCGCTACTGTATGGAGCATCTGGATATCGTCAATGTCCTGCATCCAGTCGCCGATGTTATCGAACCCTTTCCGCAAGTTTTTCAACTCTCTCTTATTGGCGTCGAGTTGATCCCAGGCATTGTTGTTGGCATCTAGCAGCTTGTCTACCGTTTTGTCGGTCGCTTCTAGTTTGGCGCTTAATAGTTTATATTTTCCTAGCATTTAGTCCTCCTTTAATGCTTTAGATATATCAACGACATCGTGCTTATAATGAACCCACGGCCTCTTGCCTTGTACTAGCCGCTCAGGATCTAGGTGGTGTATTTGCAACTCCTTCGTGTTGATCCCGTACTGTTTAAGGATATAAGCATAAAAGGATAGCTGAAGCCAGTACTCGCCGAGCTGGGTGTTGTCGACGTCTTTCTTAAATGGACTGTCTTTCTCCTGGTAAACGCGCTTTGTCACCGAGTCATTAGACTTCCAGTCATGTACTATTACCGTATTTTTGTCAACTACTTGTAGAAGGTCAATCGCTCCGCAGAAGCGCAAGCCCTCGTGCCAGATGAATTGCTCCGGTAGATAGTTGCCCGGGCCTAAGTCCTCTACTGCACACTTAACGATATGAGCAAAGAATGGGTTTTTACTGAATGCTTTATTAACACCATCTTTACCTTTTATCTTATCGCCGACTTTGTTGTGGCCATAGTAAAGCTCAAGCGCTGCGTGTACCGCGGTGCCGTAACCCGTAGCAATATCTGCCTTCATCTCCCAGGTTTTTTCTACGTCCTCACGCTTAACGTCTTTCTCTCGCTCGTAGTAATCAAGTACCCGCTCTTTGTCTTCGTCGGTAAACTGCTTGAAGAACTTACGAGGAAATCGACTCCCCGACATGTAATGAGGCAGGTAGATATGGCCATTGTCTACACCGACTGTAATCTCCCGCCCGAGTACCTTAGATTTGTACATGGTAGGGTTCTTCAAATTTACGTTCTGAGGCCAATGAGAGCCCGCAGGATCGTTCGTAGCGTCCGAGATGGGTTCTGGGTCATCTTTCTCATATTTAAGGCAAATATTCATGCCTAGGTTCTTACCCTTATCTCCGCCGGTAACTTCTGACAACTTTATTTCTACTTCGCGGCCGGAGTCTAATGCTTCGGCGATGTCTTTGTTCTTGTCTTTGGCGATATACCCAACTGGATACCATTTACCTTTAATGTCTACATCCACTGCAACTGCTCGTGGATCATATTGGTTTTCAGGCTCTCGCCTAACCCGGAGACTCTCGCCGCCTTCCAGGTGCGCAAGAATATCTTGGCGGTTCTCAAATGTTGTGCCAACAATCTTGCTGTGGTAATTTACTTCCTTCATGTTTTCAGTATACACCCTAGCAATATTCTAGTCAATAGTCAGTGTCATGTAATATTTACAACGTGCTATATTGCTAGTGAGGCCTCACTCCTCTCT